TCATCACCGTGAGAGTGCCCCGGTGGAGTGGCCGAGCGGTTTAAGGCAGCGCTCTTGAAAAGCGCCGAAGTTTCAACGACTTCCGTGGGTTCGAATCCCACCTCCACCGCCATCACCGAAAGCGCAATCTGCGTCGCGAGCGCATCATCACTCGCACAAACCCTCGCACAGAAGGCCCTGTCGGGGGTTTTTTCATGGGCATCCATACAGGCTCGCACACTGTGCGGCACAAAAGCGTGCTCAAGGGGTAGGCAAAAAGCGGCCCCCGGGCTGCTCGAGAGCGCGGGGGCCGAAGGCCGTCGTTCATGGCCGGAGACATGGCAATGGGTGATCAGCTTGCGATCAGGCGATGCGCGAGAAGATCAACCGACTTGATCATATCGGCGATGCTGGTGGCGTTATTGATCAGCGCGTCCTCGGTGATCTTGCTCTGAGCGCGTTCGCTGCCGTGTTCCATCGTGGCAAGCCCCGGGCGGTACACGCGCCAGATTACGCCGCCCAGATCGCGCACGGCCTGCGCCTCGTTGGGGTAGCGCAGATCATCGGCCACGATCAAGCCATCGAGTCCCTGAGCGTTACGCTTCCAAGCCGTCGCCCACAGGTCGGGGTGAATCATCCTGCGGCCCCACTCATGGCCGAGGGACTGCATCAGGTGGCGCGGGGTTGCCCCGCCAAGGGCCTCGAGAGGCTCCATCTTCGCGTTGCCATCGACCTGTTCATCGGTGAGGCCCAGCCCCACCTTGAGCATGTTCTTGAGCGGGCCTGCGAAGCGCGTGCGCTGGAAGCCGTAAGCCTCCACAAGGTGCTTCGCAACAAGCGTCTTGCCACTACCGGCCACGCCAAGGATGGCAACGATCTTCCGGGTCATGCTGCGCTCGGGGTAGTGCAGATTGGCGCGGCCATCGAAAGCGCACTCACGCCATCAGGAATCATTGAGGGATCGAGAATGTCCCCCGTGTCCTTATCGCGAAGCGCGTGAATGCAGTAAGCCACCGTTTCGTCCGTGAGTGCCTCGAGCGCATGAATCTTCTCTTTCTTGATGAAGATCATGTGAGGGGCGGTGAAGTCGGTTGAAACGCCATCCACCGTCACCTTCAGCCTACCTTTGGCGAGCAACGTGAGATGGTCAAACTGGTGGCTGTGACCGGCCTCGGTATCTCCCGCCTTCTTGAAGTGCATCATTCGAGAGAAGAGGTTCGACACGCAACCGATGTGGATGTTTGGCTCGTTCATAAGATGGTCTTTTCTATCTCGCCCGCAGGCTTTTCAATGGAATCCCATTTGCCGAGTGGGCAGTTGGTGGAAGCGACATGGACTTTGGCGGCGATCAGGCATCCGCATTTGATGCAGACGCCCGCTAGGTTTGATCCGCACGGCTGGCACACGGCCTTTCGATGCTTGACCACCTCGCCAAAGATGACGTAACGCCACGCCACGATTACAGGATCGGGCTTGGTTGAGTTGGGTTTGAGGAAGAAAGCTGGCCGTCAACTTTCACCGAAGGCTGATAGCAATTTCTCTCCACGTTGAAGATTGAGATCACTCGATCTTCAGGGTAGTTATCCGCAGCGATCAGCGGCGTGTGCAATTCAAGCCGCGCTGCATCGTGCAGGCCTTCGTAGTTGGAGTCGTCGGTCACGACGATCTCGTCGATCACGCCGGTTTCCTTGTTGCAGAAGAAGATTTTCATATCAAATCCATGAGTTGAATGATGCACGCATGTGAGGCTGAAGTTGGTCAAGGTTACTGCCGTTCAAGACACCAGCGTAGAGCCAGAAGGAGACACTCGAGTTCGCGGGAATATCGCGAGTCACCGTTGTGGTTCTCAGTTGGTTGTTGCCAGCGATGTTGCCGGAATCAATGATCAACGTACCGCCCGAGTGTGTAGTGGAGTTCGCTTGAGAACCACCCGAATAGACGAGGTATTTGTACGTGTCGTCGGTGGTTGAGAAAACGCCACAGATGAGGTTAATCCTCATGGTGGAGTCGGTGATGTTTGTAACCGTCAGTACGTTCTGACCACCATACGTCCACGTGCAACCGTACTTATCGCAGGTAACGGCGGTGTAGTAAGTGCCATAAAGAGCGCCTCGACCGTTGTTCGGGATGCCTGATTGGTTGCTCCACACATATCGCTGCCCGGTGGAGGTAGTGTTCGGGTAATAGCCAGCACCCCCATTCAAACCGGTTCCGAGGTTTTCAACGATGACACGCATGGGGTCTTTGGTAAGTGGCTGGCCGTTACCAAAAACAATGCCGCCTTGAGTAAGCTGCGCCATATCAGGCTCCTTTCAATTCATTCAATTCGCGGCGCAGCGAGACCACCTCACGCGCCAAGGCAATCGATGCGGCAAGCGCTGCGTTGCCATAAGCCACCGAGAGCACGCCATCGGCGCTTTCATTGATGGCCCAAGGAAGGACGCCTTGCAGGCTCTGAGCGCTCACGCCGACCTGTGTAATGCGATTATCGATGCGGTCATACACGCCCATTTTCACGTTCGCCAATTCAGCGAGGAAGCTGTCGGGCAGATCGCGCCAATTCTCTTTCAGCCTTTCGTCCGAGTTCGCAGTGAGGTTCCCGGCTGCGGTGAAGTTTCCGGCAACATCCGTCGTCCAGCGGTTTTGGCTTGCCCCAACATCCCAAAGGCCAACAACGGAACTTGTGTTGTTGTAGAAGTAGACGCTGCAAGTGCTGTGCTGCAAGGCCAGCCGCTTTTCGCCTGCTATGCCGTTGCCGACGTTCACGACGGTTGCCGATACCGTCAGATCATCTGTGAAGGTTTTCAGGCCACCGATCGACTGCGTGCCTGTTGTGTAAACGCCGTTGGTAACGGTGGCTGCGTTACCGCTGCACGCGCCTGCCGTTGTGGCCGTTGCGGCATTTCCCGTGATGCTGATCGACCACGTGCCTGTCGCATTTGCGCCCGTCACGCTTGGTGCGCCAATCGTGTTGTAGCTGATCGTGCGAGCGAAGTTGCCGTTCCACGTGCCCGATGTGGAGCCGGTGCCGTCGTTGTTAAACGTGAGCGCCTGCGGCGTCGTCGCTTGAATGGTGATGTTGCCGGAGCCATCGAAGGCAACGCCGTTGATCGTGCGTGCCGTGGCGAGCGTGGTCGCCGTTGCGGCGTTGCCCGAGATCGCGATCGCGTAAAGGCTCGAGAGAGCGGCCCACGATGTGCCGTTGAACTTTTCCCACCGGTTGCTGGCGCTGTTCCATCGCGTCGCGTTGGTTGGTGTGTTGGTAACGGTTGTGACCGCAGGATCAAGGCCATACGCAAGATCATCGAGCCGTGCGTCGATGTACGCCAGAAAATTGGCGTAGGTATCAGTAAGCGCGGGTTGGTTCCAATTCGCCATGTCAGTATCCTTTCACCGACCACGAAACATCACCGCTGGTGCGCGTGCCCGAAGTCGTGAACAACAAAATCTTGAATGATGTGGGGTTGGGCACATCGGTGAAGTCGTACATCGCGATGACCGGCGTTGTGCCTTTTGGCGTCACCTCGATGCTCACCACATCCACGAACGGGATGTTGAAGTTCACAGTAGTGCCGCCTGAATCGGATGAACTGCACGTGGCGTTGCCTGCGTCGCTGATCAGCTTCGAATCGATCCGAAGGTTGATGCCAGCAATGCGATAAAGCGTCGATGTGTCCGCGCCCGTTACCGTGATGCGGTACTTTACGTAGCGGAAGCTGGTGCCGAAAACCGATGTGGTGTTGTCGTAGTCCGTCCATGTGCTGCCATTGGCGCTCAGGGAAATTTTCGTGGTGACGGCAACGCTGCCTGACACAGTGGAGCCGTTCACAGTAACGGTGATCTTCGAGCCTGATAGCACGGCACCGGTATCCACCGTCTCTTCGTAGTAGCCGGTCGTGAGAGTGGGCTGAATGAAGATCGGGAAACCCGCAGAGACTTGCGCTTGCGGCGTACCCCATGAGCGCGTGGTGAAGTGCTGCTCAAAGGATTCCGTCGTGTTCACGGGAAGCAGCCACGCACCATCGCCCGAGTCGGCCATGTTTACCTTGGTTCCTGCGAACGAGGTGAAGTTGTCCAGTTTCAGCACGTAATCGGGCGGCTGATTCACGGGCGTGCTCACGCTGCCAGCGATGCCGTAGTTGCCCGCCGTATCGACCGCAGCGATCCAATACTTGTAGGTTCCAGCTTGCGTCTCGAAAACGGTAGTGAACACGCCGCTCTTCGTGCCCACTACCGCACCATCCTCCCACGTTGCACCACGGCGAATCTCATAGGTTGCAGTGGGCAACGATCCAGCCACATCGCTCCAAAAGAGCAGCACGTTGTTGTCCACCCCCTGCGTGGTGACCGATGGCTCGCCCGCGAACTGCACGTTCGCCTCGACGTAGCCAATCGATCCAACATTTCGGTTCACATCCACGGCCTGCACGGCAAAGGTGCGAGAGCCGCCCCAATTTGCCTTTGTCGAAAACGTGGTGGCCTTGATCGAGCCAAGTGGCAGCAACAAGGTGCCGGTGCGCGTGGCCGATCCGACCACGGTGAGCGTGAAGGTGTTGGCCGTAACGGCAGTCACCGTAAATGATCCGTCGGACGGCGTGCTTCCGTCACTGCCCGTGAGAAAGTCGACCGAAATAACGCTCCCAACTACATAGCGGTGATCGTTGATCGTTACGGTCACCGTTGTTCCGCTTTGCGCGTAGCTGCCAAAGATGCTCACGTTGTAGGCGTCGATTGGCAGCGGCGAAACCGGCGCACTCCAACGAAGCACGACCTGATCGCCCGAGAACGCCGAGGTGGGCGTGGGGGAGAGCGCGGCGGTGAGCGTGAAGCTCTGCGAGACGGCGTTCTGGGAATACAGGCCAATGCTGTCCACCGCCTTCACCAGCCACGTGGTCGTACCGGTTGCGATCAAGGCGACGCGCAGCGATGTGGATCGAGCGCGGCCAACAAAGGTGGAAGAGTCCCACGATGTTCCACGGCGCACTTCGTATTCAGCCAAATCAAGGTCAGGAACCGACGCCCACTGAAGCACAATCTGCTCGTTTTCAAGCGTTGCCGTCATGGTTTCTGGCGTGCTGGGTGGCGTGGTCTTGCCAATCACGGCGTGCGAGCCAATCGCGGTGTAGTCGCTCGCAGCGCCGTAGCGGCTCACGGCGCGAACGCGATACTCGTATTGGTTGCCAGCGATGACTGGCGAGAGGTAGATCGGGCTGTCTTTGGGCGTGGATCGCACGGCCCAGCTTCGCTCGCCCACTGCACGCCACTGCGTTTCGTAGCTTTCCACGGCGGAAACCGAGGCCGAAGGCGAGTTCATGTCGATGGCGATTCGATCTTGCAGCGTGCCATCGGACATGCGCAGCAAGACGGTTTCGTCCGAGCGCACATTGGCGATCGAAGGCGTATCAGGGCGCACTTGCTCGATTGGCGATTGCACCGTGATGTAGCTGGTGAACGGCGGGAATGGGCCAGTGTCTGCGGTGTAGACGCCGCTCTGTGCATCCACCAGCGTGAGGCGGGCAGTGAAGTCCGGCCCGTTCTCGATCCGCTTCACGATCATCGGTGCAGATTCGAGCGACGATTCGCCGAACATCACCAAATCGCCAGCGCGGATTTCGCTTGCCGCTGAAGTCACCTGCGTAGTGAAGGTAAGCACGCTCGAAAGCGTGTTGCCCGGGTTGCCCACGCCAACGAGGTGTGACACGCCCACCGAGTTGCGAACACGAACCGCATACGTCTTGCCAGCCTCGAACTGCATCTGGTCTTCGAGCGTGATGCTGGTGATGTAGCCGTAGATATCGATCGTGAGCGACACGATCCGGCTGGTTCCAAGGCCAATCGAGATCGCGTCGTGCGAGAACCGAACGAGATCGCCCTGCGTGCATCGAACGGCCTCCACATCCATGTTCACAATGTGCTCTTCGGGGCGCAGGCGACCGGCAGCGAGAAGGTACCGGCCCTCGCGCCATGCCTGAGATGAAGAGGTGCATCCGGGCAACTCGAGCGTTTCGAACTTGCTCGCGTTCGCGGCGGAATAGCCATCGTCGTACACGATGACCTCGTCCTCCTGATACCCGCCGTTGGCGTTCACGAACTGCACGCGCAGCGCATGGGGGTAATCGAGGAAGTCCTTCTTGCCTTGGTAGCCCCATGAGTTGCGCGGCGTGATGTGCTGCACCGGCACGGTTTGCTGCACCTCGCGAACCACGGAATACTTGCCGTCGCGAATCGTGAACGAAGCACGGGCGTGCGCGGCGATCTGTCGGAGGGCGGCAAACACCGAGCCACCCTCTATCACGCCGTCGAAGTTCCACAGGCTTTCACCAGCAATGCTCGAGTAGTAGGCGCACGCAAGTCCCCACGCTCGGATCGCGTTGTGATCGATGCGGCTGTCGGCCACGATCTGCTCAGGGCCTCGGAAGCGCAGAACATGGGCATAGGCCCATGCCGGGTTACGGCTGATCTCCCACGCCCACGTTGATCCGTTGTAGACCGGCAAGTAGCTCTCGGCGATGCAGTTGATCGTGTTGGGTACCCCGTTCAACTGGCCCGAGGCCTTCATGCGAATGGCGATCAGCGCAAGACCGGGTTGCTGGATCGGGTTCGATGGCTGCACGCTGCGAAGCACCGTCCAGTAGGCGGTTTCAACGTAGCGACTGCCGCGCTCGGTCGTGCTCTTGCGAACACGCACTTCCCACTGGCCTGCGCCGCCCGTGCTGAAGCGGCCCGAAACCCGCACCGCAGAGGTGTCGGAGGCTGAAACGGAAATCTGGCCCGGGGTGCCAAAGCCAGTCTCACCAGAATTCAGCCAAGTGGGCGAAACAAAGCTGCCAACGCCAGCCTGCCGGAACTGCACCTCGAAGTTGACCGTGATCGAATCGCGGCCACCGTTGTCGTTGAAGAACGCAAGGCCCGACGGAAACGAGATATCGAGGATTACCTCGTTCGTGTTCGTGTCAGTGGTGCGCGTGCTCCACCCAGCGTCAGCCTCGGTGAGCTTCGGAAGCAGCACCGAGAATTGCTGCTCGGTGACGGTGCGCGTGAACTTAGTGAGGGGCGCATCGATATCCCAGCCCTCGCGCACTTCGTATTCCACCCCATCGAAGGCCTCGAGCGGTGTCTCACCGATTCGGAGTGCGCTGATCTTCAGCGGCCCCCAGCCCACGACAAGTGCGATCCGCAGGTACTCATCGTTGCCCTGAATCTCGGAGTAGGGGCGAGCGGCCATCATCGGGTACACCCGACGCTTGCCAAACACACGGGGGATCGGGGCGTATGGCTCGAATCGGTTCTGTGTGCCCGTGAGTTGGTAGCGCGGCGTGCCAAGGCTTCCAAACTCGGGGCTGGTGGGTTGCTGAGGCGGGATCAGGGCATTCAATGCCATGTTGCCCAGCAAGGCCACGCCCGTTGCGACCAGCGCGGTGCCAACGGCCCCGGCGTAGGCTCCTGTGATCCCAATCGCGTTGGCGAATTGCAGTCCGTAAAGCTGGCCCGTGGCGATCGCTGCCACGGCGATCGCAATCGAGAGCACGGTGCGAAGAATCTTGTTGCCGCCGCCACCCTGCGCGATCACGCGCACGTAGACCGTGCGGCCTTCCTTGGGCTTTACACGGCCCCAGAATTCGGCAGGCACCTCGAAATCATCGACCCACACGCGCACGTACTGCTGCACCACGACGGGCAACTCGAGCGCCTCGAGAATCTCACGGATCGTGCGGCCCTGCGGCGTGATGCCGGTGGCGTATGCGTTGGAAAAGGCGTGGGGCTGGCAAACGACCGGCAGGCCCCCGTTGGGAGCCTCGTCTTTGATCAGTTCGGTCGTATGCTGCATGTCAGGCCAAGTAACGGTAGAAGCCAAGAACCCGCTTTTCCCACTCGGGCCTGCGGTACTGCTCGAGGCAGGCGTCGGCACCTTCGTGGGCGTGGATCATCCAGCCGGGTTCCACCACCATTCCCACGTGGAGTGGATGGCCTCTCATTCTAATGAGAACCCCGTCACCAAGCCGCTCTTGGCCGGGTGCGACGGGTTCGAACATGCTGGCGTAGGAAGCGGCCCCGGGGCCTACCTCACCGGCCTTGCCGCCGTGCTCCCAGCGCTTGCCGGTGTACTCAGGCAAGGGCGTGCCCAACTGCTCGGCGTAGATCAGGGCCAAAAGCCCCCAGCAATCGCACCCGTCCCTATCACGACCGTTTTCGCGGTAGGGGATGCCGATGTAGGTGTTCACCCAGCCCGGGATCATCAGAACATCCCCGGGAAACGACTTGGCGTCATGGTGAGCGTGACCGGCTCGGTGTAGATCGAGTCGAACGTGAGTTCACCCGAAACCGTGCTGGTGTCGTATTGCGCGTTCCTCAGCGTCATGTTCGTGAAACTCACCTCCACCGTGTTGGGGGCCGACGCCAGAGCATCGCCTTGGGCGGCTGATCGGGGTCTTCCCCGGGCAACTCCACCTCGAACGGGAATGCGAGGAACGTGCTTCCTCGGCTCACCACATCCTCGTTGTTGTTCACAAGCCGGATCGGAGTGGCGAGCGTCGGATGAGAAAGCGTGAGCAACACCAGCCAAACCTCGCCGGTTGCCTGCGCGTTCATCGACGCCAGTGCGGCATTCGATAGGGTGCGCGGCATTACACGGTCTCCATCGTGAAGGACACGATCGAATCAGCGCCGCCAACGCTGGTGTACGACGGGGCAGGCTTGCGGAAGCGAAACGAGGTGGCCGATCTGGTGAGGGGATGCACCCAATCGAAGGGCAGGGAGCCACCCAAAAGGGTGTCCTGCCAGAAGCCCTCGAAGGTGGCCTTCTCTGCAACCGTGAGGCGCATCTGCACCGTGAACGTGCGAATCTGCTTCGTGTAGCGACGGCGAATCTTGGGCGTACCAACTTCGACGCTGCTCTCGAGCGTTTGATCATTCAGCTTTTCGGTGTAGCCCTGCTCGAACACGTATGCAGGCAGGGTTCCGGGCCATGTGGCGTTGGGCATTTACTTCCTCGCAATCTGTCGGGTTGTGCCGAAGTTGGCCTGCATGGTTCGATCG